TGCTGTGTTGCTGTTAGCGGTCTCGCAGCAGCCTCTAATTTAGTTATAGCTTCACTAACAGTTTCGCCGGGCAAAGTAACGCCCGCACCGCCAAGATCTGAGCCGACATTAAAATCTGTCATACCTTTAGTATAGCCTTCAAAAAACTTATTCAAAGTACCTGTGTCTTCTAGTCTTGGGCCAGTCCCCGCCCCCAACTCAAAGGCTTGTCGTGGATCTCTGCTCGCAACCTGAACGCCACCGGGAAACCGCGTTTCAATACCACCCTTCGGTATTATTTCTTTTAAAAGTTGGTCCTGTTTAAATTTTTCTTTAAGAAATTTACCCGCGAAGCCCGGCTGTTCTACATTGCTCGCATCCAACCCTATAAATCCTTGGTCCGCCTGTAAAACTGGGTCGAAGGGAGCAGGAGGTTTTCGAAAAGGTACGGGCGGAGGTACGCGCGAAGTTTGAACCAAATCAGCAGAAGTTCCAAACTCAATAGGTGAGTCGGGTGTTGGAACGAGACCATACGCCTCCTGCCCTGCTCCACTTGGGCCGTAAGCAGCAGCGTCGGTAACAGAAACAGCAGGGTCGGGAACAGAAACAGCAGGCTTGGTAACAGCAGCTTCATCTTGTAAAAACTTAGGTAAAAATTCGTTTGCCGAAAAAGCCTCTTGTCCCGTTAATACTCCGCCTAATCTGCTAAACCCAGAGGTAAGCATACTAGGATCAACGGCTCCTTTTATATTATCAAGAGCACCCGCAAGGAACCCTGTTCCCGCTTTTGCGCCAGATATACCACCACTAATGCCCGCACCGATTGCGCCTGTTACACCACCAAGAGCAGCGGTTTTAAGGGCATCCCTTAAATTACCACCGTTTAAAAGACTGCCAATACCGCCACTAATTGCACCCGCATAAACAGGTCCGACAAAAGGAGTAAGACCTATTGTAAGTAAAATAGGTGCTGCTTTCTTAACAACCTTACCGACTTTTTTAAGGGCGCGGCCCACGCTACGACCCACACGGGACACGGCTCGTGCTATCCTTTTAAAGAAAAACTCCGGTAAACCTGTATCTGGGTTTATAGAGTTTTCTCCTGATCCAACGACATATCTTTCTGGGTCTTCAACACCCAGATCCCTAAGATGATCGAATATAGATTCTTTAAGTTTATCGTTACCTTGAATAAGAGCCTTCGGTATAACCAATTCACCCGTCTCAACGTGCGCTACCGTATCATCCCCGTATCGCCCATAAGACGCCATGCGCCGCGCAACGCTATCAAAATTAGCAATACCCTGATTACCAAATGCCTCTGAAGCCTCTTGTTTTTCAAGAGCCTCTATCTCCGCATCGCTCATTATAAATTCAGCAATGCCGCCAGCGGGAATTATTTCTTCTTGTAAAGCTGCGTTCTGTGTCATGTCTTACACCATCTAAAGCTGTGCCATCTTACATAAAACATATAAGCTGGTCTACATTTAACCTGTAGTAACAGAAACTGTTCCCACTGCACCCGTTCCTGCACTTCCTGCGATATGTGGGTTGTTTAACCTAGATATTTTTAGAAACCCATCCACATCCATTACTGAACCTACCTCAAGACCTACATCGTTGTTAGGTAAATCCGTAAAAACCATTGTTGTGTGCCGCCCCTCTCCGGGCTGCTGTGTTTGTAATAAAAAGAGCGACAAGGCTCTAACCAGATCATCAAAATAAACAGGGGAGTAAGTCCGAGGAGGAACAGAAAATGTGGGGGGAACCAGAGATCTTCCGCTCATCGTCGTCCATCCTGTTTAATGTCTATTCTGGTCGAGCCAAGTCGCCAAGTTACTCCTAACCCATCTGTCTCAACTCTAACGCCGACTGCTCTGCCGCGGAGTCTGACATGGTTAAGAGTGGCCGTTCCGGTCACATCTGTTTCAAACGATTTAGTATAACCTGTTCCGGGAAAATCCTCTGCTTTTAAAGTAAACTTAGCCGTTTTTGTAGCTCCCACCCCAGAATCCAAAAAGCTAATGTCTGGTATTAACCTACGAACAAAAGCGAAGTTTTCTCCATCCCCTATATCTACAGGACTGCTCTCTATAAAAGCAGAAAGCGCAGACCCGTCGTCATCTGCACCCTCTTCGTGGTTAAACAAAAACCCGCCCTCTGCGGCAATAGGGAATTGATTAATTCCTCTGTCTAGCCACGCGCTCCGCGCTAGAGAACCAAAATACCAAACCTGTTCGTCATAATTATAAATAACATATTTGTCGTTAAAAGAAGAATCGGCTGAGGGATAAAACCAAAACACCTCCCCAAACTCAGAGTTTAAACCTGCATATACCTGTTCTGCTTGGGTAAAGTTAAAATTATCAAAAACAGTATCACGAACTGTGCAAGGCAACGGTTTTACGGTGCCGTCATAAAGATAAAATCGACCGTCTCCCATCCAAAATACAGCATCACCTGCGGCAACCGCGGCGTTTGGACCGAGAACCGTGATCCCTGTAGATATTTGCGTAAGCCCAAAAGTAAAAGGAGGCCCTATGAACTGTAGAGAATGAGCCGAATTATCAGTAAGAACAAACACCTCTCGTCGTGTTTCCGTTACCGATATTATTTGTGAACCTGATCCAACTACCAAATCCCCTGCGGTATTTGTTGCAGTGGCAAGCCAATCTGTAGCGTTTTCTTGCGAGGAAAAACGTATAAGAAGTTTATCCTGCGTAGAAGAACCTAAAGGGTTACAACCGAAAGCAATCACATGCCTGTCTCTGTCTGAGACCAAAACAGCACGAGCTATAGTAGGGGCATTAGTATCTAAAGTGGAGAGTTCGACTGCTCTGGTTGAAAGACCGTTTGTTTTATCCCAATAATAAATAGATCCATCACGAATATTAAATATTAAATCTTCACCAAAGTTGTCTTGACTAAAGATACGTATGCTACCACCGCCCGCAACAGTGGTTGCCGCCGAACCCCAAGTGCCACGACCCCAAGTGCCTGCGCCCCAACCTGTGCCCGGAACAACAGTGTCTATACCCACATTAATTTGATACTTTGCAACAACGCTTCCTCCACCATTACCTGAATCAGAAGAATTAGCGGCAACAGACGTTGTTATCGTATAAGTGTTTGCCGTTGGAACTGTAACTACCTCGTACTCTATGTTTAGAACAGCAGCAGTTATGTTACCACCTAACGTAGCAGCACCGCTAAAAGTTACAAAGTCTCCTACGATAGCTTCGTGTCCACTATCTGTGACAGTAACGGTGGTTGATCCATTTGTAGCGGCAAAAGTAGCGGCATTAGTTGTTGTTTTACGAAGCGGAGTTACATCATTGAAAGCACCACCCTCTTCAATGTAAAACTTCTTGTGTGTGCCTACACCTAAAAACTTTGAACCGTCTAACGCAACCCAAGCGTGTAATGATCTACAAGTACCCAAAAAAGAGTTTAAAGACTTTTTAACCCAACCGCCTAACTTTTCGGGAAACCCAAACCTAAATCTAATTTTGTCGCAATCGTTCCAACCCCCTTCATTAGCATAAGAGGTAAGCTCTGTGTTAACTCCGGGTTTAAATTTAAAACTGGATAAAGGCATTAATCTTTTTTTACACTTTCAATTAAACGATTTGTCATTGTAGACAAAGCGGCATCAATTTGATCTAGTTTAAATTTTATTTGTGATCTTTGTGTTTGAAGATCTTTAATCTGAGCAATCAAATACTTGCTTTGATCTTGAAGTTCTTCTTCTTTATACTCAACATTATTTATGGTGATTACGTTGTTTTCCATTTATTTGCCTTTTATTATTATGAATCTCTTTCGGCGCGATTTTTATAATCTGAACGTCCTGTTACCAAAGTAATGAAACCTGATTTATTAGATGGTATTGGGTCAGAAAAACTTGCATCATTCATTAATTTAACTGTCCACTCGCTTTGAAATCGTGAATAACAGTTTTCAATTTTTTGTTGTACTGCATCTTTTATCCAATCTTCTGGATTAAGAAGATCGTTTTTTAAAATCTTTTCATCTTCATCACTTACTGTGATGTTTAATGTAATAGCCATAATATTCTCCTTTATCCTAAAAGTTCTCCAGCAAATCTAGTGATTGACGCTGTTTTAATATCTACCGTTTTATCTGTGCTACCTACAAACACTGAAATTCTAGCTGTATCGGTAGAATCCATATCTGCAATTACTGTAGCATGGGCATGAAGATTTGTTCCAACATTTGCATAGTTTCTAGGATTATAAAAGAAATCATAATTCCTATTAGATGTTGTAAACCTTAATATACCAGAATTATGATTGGCAGTGAAACCATCCATAAATATTGCACAATGTAAAAGATACCGACCGGTTACAGGTGCAGTAAATATTCCATTACTAAAATCACTGTTCTTGTCATAAATTTCTGTAAAAGAAGCCCCCAAGGTACTGTCAATAGTGAATGTTGTTCCATCGCCTGTTTTATTATCAAGATCTGCGGCCAATACTGCTGAGAAAGCTGAGTTAAGTGGTTTTAAAATATGACCACTTGCATCAATACTTTGAACTTCTGAACCATCAATTTCAAAATTTATTTTACTTGAACCTGCTGCATTTCCGGGGTCTGCTCGAAATGTAAGTTTACCACTTGCATCACTAAACATTTGAGCATAGATACTGGATGAACCATCAGAATCTTCAAGTCTAATGACAGGGTTTGAGGACTTGATGTGAAGATCATTACTAGGATCTACACCAATACCCACTCGCCCGTTTGATTTAATTCTAACTTTTTCTGTGGCCGCCTCTGAAGCACCAGTTTTAAAAACTAAAGATGTGGCATTAGAACTAGCTGAAAAATCTCCTTCTGATATTGCTTCTATACCAGCAGCCACTAATATAGCATCTGTTCCTGCACCTTCATCAGGAGCTTGAAAATCAATTACCCCTAATTTATCATCAGCAGCAATATCTGTTTCACCTGTTTGAAGTGTAAGAACAAATGGGTTATCATCTGCTGTTGCTGCTGATTTAAAGAACAAACCATCATCAGGATCATGTGTAATAGTTATGTCGTTATCTGCGCCAAACCCTAAGACTGCACTATCAGAGTCTAATTTAAGATCATTGCTGACTGTAACAGCGGTAGACGCATTAAGATCAATAGTAGCCTCTCCATCTATACGAAGAACACCATCACTACTTTGCTGTACGAAACTAGCTGCATCACCAAAGGTTAATTTATTAGTGGAGTTAAGTGTAAGACCTGTACCATCTGTGTGCGTGAGAGTGGTGTCATTGTCTGCACCAAAACCTAACACGGAAGAATCCGAATCTAGTTTTAAATCATTACTAACAGTAACTGCTGTTGAGGCATTAAGGTCTATGGTTGCTTCACCATCAATCCTTAAAACACCATCACTGCTTTGCTGTACGAAACTAGCTACATCGCCAAAAGTTAGTTTGTTAGTAGAGTTAAGAGTTAATCCAGTACCATCTGTATGTGTAAGGGTTGTGTCTGTATCTGCACCAAACCCTAAAATCGCACTATCGCTGTTAAGAGTTAAATCATCGCCAACTTTAAGATCAACAACAGATAAAGATGCAAAAGCATCTACAACAGCCGCCCCAGATCCTGCCCCATCAAGATAAACAGCTTTAACATCTCCGGGAGCTATAGTAACTGTTGCCCCAGATCCTTGTTTTATAATTATATTTTGAGATCCACTAGTTGCGTTTTCAATAAAATGAACTCTCGATAATGTGTTAGGAGCTATAGTAATAGTACAAGCTGAATCTAAAGTTCCTGTATATTTAATAAACATAGACCGAGCAGGATCTGTCGCTCCATCTGCTACCGTGGATGTATGAGTATCTGCATTTGTGGTAATCGCCTCAGTACCAAATGATAAAGCCTCTCCGATAAGTTCAAGATTAGTGTTTGTCGTATCACCCCAAGTACCAGAGCCGTCTCCAGTTGCGAGTTCATTAAGTCTAAGATCATTTACATATGTGCTAGTCATCTCATTATATCCTTAATTAAGCAGCCTCACGCCTTGTTTCTTGCCAATTAGGTGTTTGACTTGGTGTTATACCGGACCAACTGGGCGTCTGGTCAGGACTTATTACAGACCAACTGGGCGTCTGGTCAGGACTTATTACAGACCAACTGGGCGTCTGGTCAGGACTTATTACAGACCAACTGGGTTCTTGACTTGGTGTTATTAACCCCCAGATATTTACACTTGACGTTTCTCCTGTAGCAGAAACACCAGTAGCCTCAACAACTACACCTTGCCCTTCAACTACGGTAACAGACCCAACAGTGCCAGTGCCTGCTACCCCTGTAGCAGCGGTACTAGCGTCAATTACTATTGTAACAGAACCTAGCTCAGAAGTGCCTGCTACCCCTGTAGCAGAAATATTAGCATCACCTGTAACAGCAACTGTTCCCAAAGAAGTTGTGCCTGCCACCCCTGTAACGGTAATATTAACACCCGTTAATACTGTGACAGAACCAAGGGAACCAGTTCCCTCTACCCCTGTAGCAGAAACATTAGCATCAGCCGATACTGTAACGCTTCCTAACCCTGCTGTAGCACCGGGAACAGAAACATCCTGCCCCCAACCCGCTTCTCCCCATGATTGGGTAGAGGAGTTCCATCCCTCAAATGCTACAATTACATCAGTCATTAAGCTATTCTAATTATCGCGGACGACGCATCAGCCGTCGGAAAAGTAATTGTAAAATCTCCAGATGAGCTTGATTTATCCGCACCAAAATCAAGCACACATACAGAAGTGTCCCCCGACGTATCCTCATTAAATATTAAAGCACCTCTAGCTGTTATGGTCGAACTACTAAATGTGGTGTCTGCAAAATCAGTTAATGCCGTGGTTCCACTGGTAGAGGGATTTACTCTTGTAAGCGTGTTCCCTTTAGCCGTGTACCCAGTGCCCGACACCTCGTTACTTGTTGTGTAAGCTGTAGTAGCTGCATCTAAACTAGCACTGCTAGTGTATAAGGCTAGTTTAAAAGTGCTCCCACCAGAATTAAGAAAATTATGCTTGGCTTCAAGCAGTTCCTTTTTAAAACTTGTACACATTGCTTGAGTGATAGACATTTCATAACCTCCTAATCATCTCTGCTAAATCACCATATCCCGCTTCCTTTATAGCGTTATATACTGTAGTTCTATCTGATTTTATAGCTTCTTTCATATATAAAGTTACAACAGTTTCAATATCTTTTTTAAAAGCCTCCGCCTGATCTTTTATGACAGGTGGAGCATTTTTAGAAACCGACATTAATTTATTAGCACATCTATGCGCAACTTCTTCAGGAGTCCAACCCCTGTCTGAAGTGGTTCCTACATTAACATGAAAATCCTCTGGCATACTTATATTAACATCAAACATTATGTTCTGGGCCTTCTTGGTAAACCATCACGATAAGCGTCACTGTTTTCACGAGCTTCGGCCAAATCTTTAAGCCTCTGTAAAGCCTCCGTAAACCTATTATTATAAAGGGTTAAAAGATCCGGCTCGCCTTTCATGTAGGTATATGCCTCTACTAAAGAGGCGTATAAAATAGTGTTTGGGGCATTTGTACTTATCCAAGTAGTCCCACTATCCGCTCCTGCGGTTAGACTAGCGGGTCTAAAAAAATAATGAAGTTCACTGGAATAATTTGCGTCTGGTGTGGGAGCTATAATAAAATTATCTACGTCAAACAACGCATAATATACAGGTTGTCCTGTAGTAGAGCCGTTTGGGTTATACTCTTGAATAAAGTTTACATCTTTTTGCAACAAAAAAACTTTGCTACTAGATACTTCTATGGAGAGAGAAAAGGAAGCTAAATAATCATCTGGAGCGTTTAGAAACTTATCACCACTACTCATAACACCTGTGACGTTTTTTCTAAAATACTCTAAGTCTACAAGACCTAAAATCCTATCTTCTGCTGCTCGTATAAAAACAGGAAGATTGTTCACAAAGGATGTTTCTGTATTCTCAGTAAAATCCTGTATGGCTGTTTTTAGCTGTGCAAATGTAAAGCTCATCGTCTACACCACCACCGTTACTTTACCTACCTGACCAGAGGCTTTGATTGGAATTAAATCTTTTCCAAGAGGGGCTACCCCTACAAGAAGGACAAAAGGTTCCTTACGGTCAGGGCGAGCATCTTTAAGTGCCTGAGCATCTGCTACTGTATGAAAAGGACCTAGTTGAGGCTGTTTAGGCTCAAATTCATCTTTACCAACCAAAGCTCCGTTCCACTCTTTACGCATATTTTTATATCTATACCGAAAACCAGAGCGGTCCGATATTGCGTATGCGTTTTTTCCAGAAGCAAATTTACCCATTAGTTTGTCTTAAAATATTGATACTGTGGAACAACATTATACGAAGCCCTGTCTCTATCCTCTGTGGCGGCTCGCTCAAACTCTTCTTCGTAAACAGCTTTTAAAAGTTGAACCCTGTCGGGTGCTCTTTTCATAGAAAGATAATAAGCTAATCCCGCAGCAAGACATGGGTAAAACCTGAAGGGAACCTCAACCGTATTTGTCGGGGTATCCGCGTCTTGTATCCTCGTTAAAGCATCATAGATAACAGTGTCAGTGCTGTTTTCAGGAACAGGCCATATTTTAAGGTTAGGCGTTATCTGCCTATCTAAAAAAAATTGATTAGGGCGTCCCTGAGTTGTTTTAGTAGGAATATTTAAAAACTCACTCCTGCTAAGTCGGTCTAAAGCAAAGTCGGTGTTACTGCGACGAACCACGGCGGACAGAATATCTATAACATCTGTTCCTATAGAATATTCTCCGTCAGCAGCAGTAAGAGCCTGTGTTCGTTGTTCGATAGTCCATTGATTAAGACCACGATTAGCCCAGTCCGCAAACAGAATATTAAGAGAACGGCGCGTAGTCTGGAGGTCGTAACCTGTACGAACCTCCAAACCGCACCGTTCAAACGCCTCTTCTACATAATCAGCGACGTTTAGCTCAAAATCTGTGCTTCCTGAAGTGGTCATTACGCCATCTTAACTAGCTTAAAACCTTTTGCGTTGGCTGCTTTGCGGATCTGCGCCAAGGTCATAGCTTTTCCGCCCTTTTTCATCATATCAGGCTTTTTAGCCATTCCACCACCACGCATTCCTACAGGCTTTTTAGCCATTCCACCACCACGCATCTTTACGGGTCTTTTACGAGGTTTCATCGCCATGTTGTAATCTCCTATATAAGTTGCGACGTTGTTGATAAATCTCAGAAGCGTTAAAATCTTCAAGATAAGAGTTATAATAACCTTTTTCTTTTATCTTGTCTGCGCTTTCTTGTATTTTTGATAAACGCTGAACAAATATCAAAGCGTATGGGTCTTCAATATCTGATTCAAAAGTTCCGTCATCAATAAATTCGTTGGCGTCATCTAAGGGGTGAAAACCCATTAACCAAATATCTCTATTTATGAAAATTCCCTCAGAAATTGCCTGATTCATACCACTTAAATAATCATCAAACTCTTGAGGGTTCTCTTCAAATGCAAAGTCAACTATGATTACTAAATCGTAAGTATCATCAAAACAGGATACAGCAGTATAAAGATCTTGTTTGTGAGCCGAATATTTGAACATAAAACTAACTTTTTCATCTTTCCAAGCCGCCCTCGCATAAGGACAAGGAGGAAGATTATTAAAATAAGGATTAGGTTTTTCTAAAGCGTACTCAGACCAAGACCTGATCTCATTAACAATATCTTTCTCAAGATTTAAGCACATCAGGCTACCGCACCTTTAACCCTTCTTTTTTTACTAGCCATCATTACACCGCATCCACGAGGAACAACACCTCCAGTGGCCATTCTTACTTTTGCTTTTTTAGTATTCGCAACAACCGTTTTGCCTTTAGCACCCGCAGCTTTCTTTTTACGAGCAGTTTTAGCCCTCTCGCTTTTCGACAAACTTTGAGCTTTAGCTCTTGGTAAGCATCTATCAGGGTTTTTTTTATCTTTTGAAGTGCCGCAAGGACCTTTAATTTTACCATCGGTTCCAATCCTCACCCAATCTTGTTTCAACCAATTCTTTAATTGACCCATCTAACGACCCTTACGTTTGCCGCCTTTAGCTTTTTTAGCATAATTGGGGTCTTTACAATATTTTGATGCTGCCAGATTTGCATAAGCACTTGGATATGTATCAAAAGTTCTTTTTGCCCACGCTTTTCCCTCTGGACAAATCTTTCCCTTGCTCTTTACTTTTCCACCCTTTTTCATGCGAACAACTTGGGACGTACCAAAACCCAAATTTACTCTTGATTTATTTGGCATCTTTACACCTTTAAGCTGCTGCGCGTTTAACTTTTCTTTTTTTCTTTATAACACTTTTTAAAGTCTTAGCTTGTTTTTTATGTAGTTTAGAAGCGTTTTCTAACCCTGTAATAACCTTCCTAATTTTTTTATTATTATTTTTTGTTGTCATACTTATCTCCAGAATAATCCCAAGTTATGTTGTTTTCATTCACAATATTTTTTAAAACTAAATTAATGTATTTCTGGTTTTTTTTAATCTGCTTATTACTTTCCTCTACTTTAATAGCTATGATAGCGGTTCTTTTATCAAGATCAACAAGTGTTGAGCATATCCAAACAATCGCTCCCACAGATAGAGCTATACTCACACCTGTAGCCCACTGCTTTTTATCTAACATCTCCATCTCCTACGCGCTTGTCGAAGACGGCTATTAGGATTTTTAGCTGCTTTAGGAAACTTTTTCATTTGACCCGCAGACCTTGCACAAAAGGATTTTCTTCTAGCCGCTCTTTTCCCCGTAGGTTTCTTTTCTGTAACGGCTGTTTTTAACTTACTTCCGGGGTTTTCTCGTCTATAACGTGCTACCCCAGCCTTAGTCATTCCAGCCCCCGACTTCGTAGAACGAAAATACTTTTTCGTTTTCGGAGGTTGTTTGTCTCTCTTGCGAGGAGACTTGCTTTTACCAGCAGTTTTACGTTTGCGCGGAGCCATTACGCATGGAACGCTGTAAGTGTCCCAAATGTAGAAACGGTGTACTGAATATATATACCATCAGTAAACAGTAAACCCTCGTCAGGAATTGTAATGTCTCTTGTGGCCGTTGCAGAAGCGACAGTTCCAACTTTAAAAATACTTGAGCCAGTAGCAGAAGTAGTTCTAAAATCCAAGGTTCCCGCAGTTGCAGAACACACTATATTAAGACCCTGCAAACGAGACCTGCCCGCAAAAACAACATCCGCTGCATCCGCCGCGTGACCCAACGAAACATTAGCCGCGGGTTGTGCACTAGCACTCGCTGCGGTAACTGTCTTAAAAAACTTAGTTCCAGACGTAGTTGTAGCAGATCCCGGAAGAGTTATTGTTTCTGTTTGAGCGTCCCCGTTAACATCCGTGCCTGTGATGGTAACGGTCTTACCGTTATCACCAGTGCCTGCGGTTGTCGCTGTAACAATTCTTCCTGCGGCAAAAGTTGCAACTCCGCCAGAAGCATCCGTACCCCCTATTGTAAAATCGGTGTCGGGACGCTCGTTGGCAGAAATAGAAGCATTATCAGCGGCGTTAGTATCAGCGGTTAAAAATACAGCTTTTACATCAGATCCTGACATAATCTACTCCTTTATTTCACCCCGCAGAATAAGTGCTTTACGCTTCGCGCTTCCAACGGGAGGTAAATCCTTTTTAGAAACTTTCTTAGCAGTAGCCTTCTTCGCGGCAGCTTTGGGTTTAGTTTTAGAGGAAGTAGCCATACTTTACTCCTTAACGATTTTGTGCGGCGAAGAGGTAATCAATGTTAATTGATTTAGTTCCGGTAGCGGAACCAGACAACTCCATAGCTCCTATCGCTAAGTTCTCATCATCAGGAAGATTAGTGGTATGTGTAGCAACTAAATTCCTATTAACAAAGAACTCAACAGAACCAGTGCCTTTGACATGAAAACCTAAAGTCACGGCAGTTCCACTAGCAATATCTACACCGCTGTCAGTGGTTGTTGCTGTACCATCTTTTTCGGTTACGCAGTCAATATTGCTGTCCCCATCATCTACTTGGAAAACAATGCGATCTGCTGCTGTAAGCATTGCTTCAGGATTGGTGGCAAAATTCACGGTAAGACCGACACATATCTCTATCGCATCACCCTCCGCATCAGTTGGGGTCAGCTTTGTTTCAAACCAAACGTCACGACTTGATGATAATGCAAAAATCTCATTACCTTGAATAGAAGCACCATCGTTATCGGTGGTTGCCTGTGAGCTTAGTGTTATCGCGCCGTTTACTACGTCTGCAGCAATATCGGCGGAGGCACTGCTATCTTTAATAACAGTCCAGTCGTCCGTGTCATCAAGAGATACACCTGTAAAGTCATCCATGTAGACTAAGTAATCAGGGTTTTTATCAACGGGTAGGTTTTCAAACCATTTACGCTGGCCGTCCTTGCCAGCAAACAATACGGGACCAGTAAAATGAACAGCCATGTTATTCTCCTGTCTTGGCTAATGTCGATCACACAATGCAATCGTCAGGAATGTTTTAACGTAACGTAAAAAAGAAGACGGCGCAAGGCCGTCTTCTCTTATCGTTATAAAAGGAGACTATGCTCCGGCAGTGCCGAAAACTGATCTCCAGTCAGAAACACCAAAGCTGTAACGCTCACGAGCTTTGAATCTCATGTTTCCTGTGTCGAAGTCACCTTCCATTGCCGTCTTGATGGGCGAACGGTTAAACATTTTAAAACCGTTTGGCGCATCTGTCAGGATGAAATAAGCATCAGTATCTGTCAGGAAGTGGTTTACAACGGCACCTTCTGGAAGCATACCCATGCTTCTATTAGCGTTAGTGTCGTTGTCTGCTGTTCCCGGACGAAGGTCTGAGTTTAACAAACGCTCCGCAATGAACTGAAGCTCTTTCGGAATAACCAGTTTAACACCACGAATAGCAACCTTAAGGCCACGTTCGTCAGTGATACCCGCAATATCAATAAGCATTTGCTCAAGAGAGGTCTCATTGAGGTCTGCTGCTACTGATAGCTGGTTTCTTTGGTTACCAGACAAAGAGGGGTGTGCCGAAGAACAAAGCGAGGCACCATCACCTATCGGTGCAGTGGTATCGAAAGCGTTGTTCAAGATAGCCGCAGCTTTGATTTGCTTGGTCTGAGCCATTGAGCGAGCCAAAGCCTTGGTGTATCGAGCGGCAAGACGATCATAAAGATTATCTTCAATCGCCTCTTCAGTGATCGAAAACGCAAGAGCGATTGTCTCATGCGTGTAACGTGCGGTGTATGTCTCCTGAGCATCGTCAAAGGTGATGGCAGTGCCTTCTTCTTTAACAGGTGCCGAGGTGAAACCACCAAGCATTACCTCCTCTTCAAATGCACGATCCGAAGTCTCTTCTTCAAAGATCTCCGCATGTTCATTTTCGTAGCGATCATACTCAAGACCGAACAAGGCATTAAGGCCGGGCTCAAGCTCTTTCGCCAGTTGTGCGCGAGAAATAGCCATTATCTATACCCTCCTTAAATACCAGTTGAGTCAGCCGTCGTCTGCGAAGCAGAGGCGGATGCTGGCGAGTTAAAGTGGAAATTAAACCGAACCACGAAGTTTACGCCCGCAGCATCAAAGTCAAGATTGGCCTCATCAGTGGACAATCCAACAATTCGCATAAAGAGCGTTGCCGTGGTAGCGGCGGTGGAAATATCTAGTTCAGCCGTGGATCTTCCAGTATTGGTTGAACCAGATGTGCCGTTAGCCAACGAACAGTTTGAGAAAACGTCAGCTAAAGCTGTAGCACGGTTTGTAACAGACTCGTCTGCCGCAACCATGAACAACTGGTTTGGGTTGTCCGCAACAAAAGCCTTGACAGGGAAATTCGTATCAACGCTTACGTTGTTTGAACCGGGCCAGAAGTTTTTGAAGACAGTCTTCTTAGAGGAACTATCTACATATTCAACGCCCATAAGGACACCAAGAGCGGGAACCGTGCCACCGTTTGCTGCACCAACAATATCAATTACACCAGCCGCCAGAGGAATTACTGGGGAGTTTTGAAAGATAGGGTTAGTGTTATCGCTTGCAATCTCATATTGAGTTACACCAGTGGTATTAGCTCCTGCACCATTGAGACCTATAGGACGAAGACCGAAGGCAGTATCTTGGTTTGCCATTTATCTATCTCCTTGGCACTATTTCGTAGTGCCGCCAAAGGTTACACGAGATTGACGATCAGGGTTACTAATCGTCATAGTAGAGTGTGCGTTCTCGCGCATCATATCTGAGTCAACAGCCAACATCTGGTCAGAGGTTCTATTACGGAAGTACTCTGTCCGTTCTTCAACCGTCTCTTCAGGTATTCTGGCGAGCATAAGACCACCAATACCAAACACACCTTCATACTTACCCGATTCAACAACAGGTGCTTCAAAGTCAGGAAACTCATCCTTACGAACCAGTTCCCATCCTTCTCGCAACCGTGCGCTGATGTTCTTTGTGTCGTCAAAACCACGGGTTTCAGCCCGTATCCAACGATGAACGTAGCCATCCGGCGCGGGTGGTGCATCTAACATAGATGGAGGAGCCCACGGCTTACGCCTAGCCGTTTTCTCCCTTGTCTTGTTTGCGCGAGGGGCGCGAGCTATACCGCCTTCAATTTTGTTGTCTTGCGTCATATCAAATCACCCTTTCACGTATTTAGCGTACTCTTCGACAGGAACATTCAACCTTCTAGCCATATCGACTTGACGTTGACTAAGCCTGACTTTCTTCCCACTGGTGCGCCCAGAGCTAGAGCGGTTAACAGAGGCAACCGTCTGAGCGGGTCGCTTGCCTCCACCGGAGTTGCCCAACTTATGAGGAAACTCTTTTTTCATACGTTGGTCAAGTTCAGTATAGTAATCATCTGACGAAGGGTCAAACCCTTCTTGTTCAACTAATTTTTTGTGAATACCAAAAGCCGCATATGTCATGGCCTCATCTTCTCCAAACCAATCGTTATCTTGAGCCCAATCTTGAGCTTTTCGATCAACTTTTGGGGGTTGAACAGGTTGTTGTGCTTGAGGCTGTGCTTGAGGCTGTGCCTGCATCTGTTGCTGATACCGAGCCTGTTGCATTTTTGCTTGTTCTACTCGATCATTTTGTATAGCAAGCTGTGTTATTTGTTTTTGAGCCGCTACCGCTGCTTCAGTGTCACCTATTTCCATTGCAGCTTTAAGATTTGCCTCTGCACCCTGTAACTCACTAGAAACACGGGCACTTGATTCGTTTAAATAACCTGTGTCCATAGCGGAAAGACGGGTTTTGAGGTTTTCAGCCTCTTGGTGAATCTGTTTTGCGTATTGAATAGCCTCTTCACGGTCCCTTTCTGCGTCTCTCATCTTCTTTGTAAGACGATTTATGCGTTTTTGAACAGTGTTTTCCGCTTTCTCAAAATTATCTTCACTAGAGGATTCCAAATTTAGCTCCCCTTGGGGTTCATCTGGAACGACTACCTCTGTTTCTACTTCTGTTTCTTCAACAACGTCTTCTTCTGCCATTTAAAATCTCCTAACCATGCAAAACGTCTTCAGGATCAAGCACACAAGCCAGTATTTCATCATCATTTAAAATACGAACCTCTCCGCCATCTATTTTAAATCGAGAACCGGAGTACCGAGCGAACATCACCCAATCACCTTTCTTACACCAAGGGCCGTCTGGAAATTTTTCCGGGTCCTTATATGCTAAATTCCCAACTTTCAACACGTATCCAACTTGTGTAGATACAGTGTGCTCCTCAACAATTTTGTCTGGTAGGTAAATTCCACCCTCTGTTTTACCTTTTCCGCGATATGGTAAAATAAGAATGCGCCATCCTGTTGGAGTAGGTATTCTTTCCAATAAGGACTTACCTATTATACTAGGATCAAGAACCCTATCTCCGGGTTCTTTGTATACTTCTTTAAGGGATGCGGTCCCCTCTTCTGCTGCTTTTAAATCTACAGCGTCAACGCTAGTCATCATTTTGCTCCTGTTTTTCTAGCAGGCCCTTGAGTTCCTGTTCCACATGACCCAGACCGTCTAATACGCCCATGAGTTCACGATATTGTTCCATGTTGCGAACATTTCCATACATCAACATGTCAGAAATTTCGCTACGTCGTATATTTATAATGCGAAAAACTGCTTCCGCAAGAGAAATCTGCACCTAACTTATACTCCCACATTAAATCTGATACTTCTTTATACCATATCTATTGCCGTGTCACGTACATTTTCGTTTCTATTCAACCAGCCTTTTCCAAAAGTTTTAAAATGAGACAAGGATTTGTAATATTCTTCTCTTTTAACAGAAAACAATTTAATTAAGTCCTGCGTGTCCTGATCTGCAACAAGTGCAAGCGTTTTAGGTCCAATAACACCGTCCTCCGTAGCGCTAACACACGACTGAAGCATTTTAGCAGAGCGGACAGGACCGGCATTTACTCCAAAATCAAAAACACATAGGTCAATCCCAGAGGGTAAATCATCCCCTTGAATTACTTCCCAATATAATTCTTTATAAATTTCTTCAACATGGTTGTCAGGAATATCCCGCATCATCTGTTCATCAACAGGTCTCCCTAAAAAATTAGTATAAGTACGTGCAGTAATTCCTTTATTAGTAATGCCCCCCGGATCGTCAGGGTGGTTCACAAAACCACCTTCCGATTTAAGAACATGGTGTAAAGATTCTACAAAATTATCCCTCATTTTGATACTTTCTTATACTTTTCGAAGGAACGTAAGCCCCCCAATCCGAGCATACCGAGTAACACGGGCATCATTTCAGATAGATCCAGTGTCGGCAAGTCTACAAGATTACCTGTTTGTGCCAGTATAAAAACAGTGATTGGTTGAATTATGTACGCATAGCACATGGCAAATCCGCACGACCATCCAATGAAGGGTCGCCAGCCCGCAACAAAAATATTTCTGTGAGCCGCTTCCTGTTTGTTGATTTCAAGTTGAGCAATATCAATTTGAGCGAGGTGCGTTGCAAGCTGTTTCTCTATTTCTCTTTCAGCCGCCGCTCTTTTCTCCTTATCCTCTGGTAAGAACCGACCAATGACATTAGTAACTGTAGGTAGTATTGAAGGTAAAAGTGCCTGTATCATTATACGTTCCTATATGAGTAACGTGTGCCCTCCAGAGTATTATCAAACTCTTCTTCGATTTCTTTAATGCGACCCTCCAAGACACTTATTGTTGTCCAGAAGTGACCCATGCCGCCACCCTCTTTCTCTGCCCTTGCTTTTAATATTTCAATCTCATCTTTAAGAATACCGACTTTATTGAAACCAATGCTTGACATCATTTTCTTGAAGCTCCCATAGCCTGAAATCCAAAAAAAGCACTAATAATTCCTGCGCCTGAAATATAAAATAAATTACTGAGATCAGTCAAAACAGATATACGAGACTCTGGCAATAAAAACATAGCAACTGTAAAAACCAGCATTGATATAGCCGTTCCAATGGTTATCCGTTCTTGAGTTTTATACTTTCTGTGAGCATCATGAGCTTGCACGATAGAAAGTTCATGATCTGATACCGTCCCATCTCCGTCAACATCTAAATCATTGAATTGTGATTTCTCTTCAAACTTCTTTGGTGCCATAAAAACCTCCTAAAATGTTTTTGTTTCTTTACTCACTAATTTCGGAATACAAGAAGCAATGTAAGGTAAAGCAATAAGCCTAGCGACCTCTCTACAGTCATTCATTTTAGCATAAGGAACTGTGCTTAAAGTATGATTAAAGGATGTAACAACCACTAACATATACACCAATTTCACGTATCTAACTCTTTTACAGGTATGCAGGATATTTCTGTTATAATACCCTTACTTCCGGGATAAACGTCCCCTATAAGTTGATGAAGCGCCCCGTAATGATTATTCGCGTGATCGAAACAATCTTGAACCACCTCAAAAAATAAAGGTTCGCCGTCTAAAGACATAACTTTAATGGCATTAGTGGAATCTGGAGGTATTGGAGTAACAAAAAGAAACGTGATTACTAAAAAAAATTTCATACGTTTCCCTCCGTTATAACCAAATAAAGCATAAAACCAATAAAGGAAAACACTCCTGCTATAAATAAAACAATCAAGCCTGCTATAATTATATCTCGTTTTTTCTTTTGTTTCTTCTCAACGTCTTCTCGTTCCTTCTTTGCTTGGAGTCGATACTCTCTTTCAAGTTGAATAAAATGATCCCAAGATCCGGGACGACCATATAGCTGCAAAAACTCTCTTAGCTCATCACGCTGTCTTTGAATGGTTTGAATATGGACAAGGGTCTCCACAGCCCTCTCACTTGCACTTCCCCCTAATCGTGATGTTTTTTCTGAATGTTCTTTTTGAACAGCCGCACACCCCGCCACCCATTTCGACAACGCTGAAGCACAATCAGTAACTTCACGGCCATTTTGTATCGCTTGTTTAATAACTCCAAAAGCGGAGTTAGCCATTTTAATGCCAGCAATCGCACCAGTAATTGTTAAAGGGTCCATATTTAAAATATTCCTTTAAACTTTTGCGGTCTAGCAATTTTGCTATAACCGCGAACCACCACCCCTCCCGTTTTCTTTCTTACAGGTTTAGTCTTTCCCGCTTTGTTTAACGCTATCGCAATAGCCTGTTTTGACGGAACCCCCTCTTTCCGCATCTTACTAATGTTAGAACTAATCGTCTTCTGACTACTACCTTTCTTTAAAGGCATCACTCACACCCAATATAGCTCCCGCCTTTTACGGCTGCTCCCATGCCACGAACAGTCATCTTCTTCATGGTGGTCGGAACTTTTACCTCTGCTGTTTTGCCGTAAGGTATACGACCCTGATCGTCAATCTGTGCAAACTCTACTGCCTTCTTCGGTGTTTCTGGTGTGTTTGTTACAATCTTAACTCTTGACATTATCTTTCCCTTTTCAATAGTTCACGTTGTATTCCGGCATCAATACGCGCCGCGGTCTGTCTCTCCTGACTGGCAATCCGCTCGTTAAACTGACGCTGCCTCTGCTCTTGGTTCTGAGCATCCAGTTGCAATTTAGCCTGATCCAATGCGGTATCTGCCTGCTCAGACTGTGCCCTGATCTGTAACTCTTGTTCTTTAAGCTGCACCAACGGATCTGGTTGATTAGCACCAGATATTTGAGACGACAACTCACGAACCTGTTGCATACCCGCCGCAACACCCTGAGCCACAAGAGCCTCATACTGCAACTCGTTTTGCGGACGTTGCGCCATTGCCTGCTCCATCGCCTGCAACTTAACATGCTCCAAGACATGTTTCTGCAAAGCGATAGCTACAGGCGGTAACGCCGCCACCATCGGTGACGCGCCAAAAACCAAATGCGACATGATATGCGCTTGGTGATCCTGACCTTCAAACGCTTTCAGGGTTATCATATCCAAAGAGTCTATGTTCTCCTGTGCAGGGTCCGTGGGCTTCGGTTCTTCATCCGGCAACCGCTTCATCAAACGGTCAACATCACGAACACCCAAAGCCTCGTACATGTCTCTATATACTTCATACATGTTATGTAGATCAGGTGCCGCTGTTGCAAGCTCCAACTTAGTCTGAGCCAACACAATTCTTTGCGCCTGACTAAATACATTAGGATCAGATACAGGGATTACATCAATCCGGCTGTCAAAATCCGTCGCCATTATATTACTATCCGCGCCCTCCACCGAATACGGATACTCTTGCGGCAAACTCTCCGCCATTACACGCGACAGTATTTTAAACTCCAGTCGCATCGCATAGTGCAAGCGCTTATGTATAGCACTCATAATCCGCGAGCCCTGCTCCAACAAAGCCATCGTCGTACCAACAGCCGCCTGCTGGTTTCCATCCCCTACCTTCATATCAGTAATCGTCGCAAAGCGTCGGCCCGCATCAACTACAAAACCCAATAGCGTAAATAAAGTCTGGTCCGCACCTTTAAACGGCAGCAACATCAAACTATCCCGCAAAGCTCCGCTAGGCGCATCCACATCCCTAAATTCACCGGGCTGTAACGGATCATCGTCGTCCCTGATCCGTAGTCCGCGGGCCTTGAAGCCTGCGGGCAGGTTCGCTAACGTCCCTGCATCAATCAACTGTCTCAGCGCTGCGGTTGCTGTTCTGCTCAAACCGCCAATCGTGTGTATCAAACCCAAACCATAAAACCCGAAGCCCGGTAAAAACTTGTAATGCACAAAATATTGCATCTTGCGTCGGTCTTCATCGTCTTCCATGTAGTTACGACGTATCGACAATATCTGCCCGTTGTCATAACTGATCGTTACAACGTAAGGAACCTTGATACCCGTCGGCTCGCCGTTATCATCGAGGTCTTCAAAGCCCTCTATGTCGAGATCAACATGACACTCCAGTATCGTGCAGTCATAATCAATCTGCGACGGCGATACCCCGTCAATATTATTAATCTCTTCCGTAACAGAATCGGTCTCCTGTTGTGTCGGAATAACAGGAATATCCCTGTAAAAACCCGATATTTGCCTCTTTCTGAGGTCATTCAGGCTCATTCGCATAACTTGCGTGATATTCGGGCAAGTCTCCAGATCTGACGTTTCATACGGCACAACAAGATGTTCCGCAGGTATAAACTTACTTACCGCACGACCTAACGTGTCATCGTAGTATACTTTCTTAAACGTGCTTCCCGCCAACGGTAGATAAAACAACATCTGATCCAGTTCAGGAGTATACTCCTCCATTACATCCGTAATGTAATAATTCATAAACTGCCTGACGCGCTGTGCCTGTGCCTGTTTTTGCGGGGACTCTGATCCGAGGATCGCGGTTCGTACAGGACCGCCCGCGGGCAACAGTTCGTTAAACGCCTGTGCCTGAAACTGCGTCGCCGCCTCCGCTAACAAAGGATGGGTTACGCCAGAGGCACCCTGAAACGGCTGCGTCCGCTCTTCGTAATTAAATCCAAGAAGGTCCAAACCATCCGCATAAGCATCCTCCCATTCTTGGCGGCTCGCTTTATTAGCATCATACTGCTCCAGCAAGTCCCCTGATATTCTTCCAAGCTCCCCGTCTGAAAGACCCTCTGCAAGATTACTATAAAAATCATCACCAAACTCTTTTTCGTCTGACGGCTCAAAATCTATAGTAACCCCACCATCCTCCTCCGGGATGACTTCAACGTCCATGCCTTGAGCAACACCCTCAAACGATACAATATTATCGTCATCCATGCTGCCGGGAAGTTCGAGTTCAATCTCTGCTTCCAGATCTTCTTGCTCCAGTTGAGACGGAACATTACGTTCAACCATGCCTGCTATGGGTTCTCTCGCCATAAAATATCTCCTTACGACATAACCTTATACCATTCTTAATAATAAACCCGCAAGCGTGTTGAACTATCCTCTTCATCCCATCCATCAGAAGGTAACTGCACAAAGTTCCCCTGACGATACCGCATAAGCGCCTGCGTCATGCTATCCACTAAATCATCATGCTCCCCGTTTGGAAAAGCTGCAACCTCTTCTATCATCTCATCTGCAAATACTTCGTCAGGGACCCAGACCATTCCCGCCTCAAATAAAGGTGAAACCGAATGCACCCGCGTTAGCTTATCATTTCCTTTACTTGGTGTGAAGTTAACAACAGGTATACCCATGTTCCGTAGTTCGTGGGTCAAGGGCATCCCGCTCGCCTTAGCTTCCACAATTATTGTGTCGGGGTCCCAGTACCGATATTGCTCATACGCTATATCCTTCAACTCAGGAAAATCCCAACGACCTTTCTTACTGTCCAGTAACATAATTCCGGGGACCCCAGACTCCTCCGGATAAAAAACACCCCACGTTGTAATCGCAGAATAGTCCGCAGTCTCCCTCTTACTAAACGCCGTGTCATAACTCTGGATAACAAACTGTAAATTAGGAACAGAGGGTTTTTCCCAACGCTTCCACCACTCCCGCGGTATAATCGCATTCTCTTCACTTGTCGGGTTCTGCTGATACTGCGCGTTCCATTTACTTGGAGGTATTGATGCGCGGACCGAGATCAAATCTTCCAAGCTCCAAAACTCAGGCCAGCACGGTGTATTGTCATCAAACATCGCCGGAAGCTCAACAATCTCCCACTGATCTGCAAGCGGGTCTTTAGCCATTGCACGAACAAGCTGTCCCGTCATGTCCTTTTCAGACCATCGCGTTTGAACAAGAACAATACTGCCGCCCGGCTGAAGACGTTGGCGGGGTCCCCCAGTGTACCAGTCCCACGCATCATCAAAACCATTTGACGACATCGCCGTTTGCTCCGAATGAGGATCATCAATAATTACGAGGTCCCCACCACGGCCTGCGAGGTTCGATCCAACGCCCACGGCATAGTACATCCCACCAGAGTCCGTGTCCCACCGACCAGAGGCTTTGCTGTCCGCCGCTAATTTTACTTCAGGGAAAACCTCTTTGTACTCATCCGTGTCAATCAGGTTTTTTGTCTTACGTCCAAAGTTAACAGCAAGCTCTGTCGTATGCGTAGCCTGAATGATCTTCATTCGCGGATTATTGCCCATCATCCACGCGGGAAACAGGAAGGAAGCAAACTCAGACTTCGTGTGCCGCGGTGCCATGTTTATAATCAGACGTTTCAACTCTCCGCTTGCAACGCGCTGAAACTTATCTGCTATGATTTTATGGTGACGGCCCGTGATGAAATCAGGCCACATACTTTTTACAAAAGTTAAAAAGTCCTTGCGACACGCTTCGTTTTTTTCTATCTGAGCAAGACGAAGTTTTAATTTTAGCTCACGATCTGTAAGATCCATTAGGGGTCCCTTTCGACCTTAAATATGCCCGTTTTTTTATCAGTTAACAAGAAAAGATGTTTCACGTGAAACATCATATCATTTTTCACGTAAATATTTGTTTGGAACATGGTCCTTGACCTTGTGCCACACAACGCCCGTGCCGCGATTTTTGGACGCCAGAACGACAGCCGCGAACCGCGCAATTTGACCCGATAAGCAGGGGATCCTTGCAGGATTTTTGGGGGTGCTGCTTAAATATTCCTTGCAATCTTAGTTGTAAAATACTGGC